TCATGGCTTCTGTAACATCAATCAGCGAGGCCCCGGATTCTGCAACAGTAGCCTGGACTGTATCAATCACATATAGCACGTCTGGATTTTTATTTACAAAAACGAATGTGAGCTTTAAAACCTCATCCACTCGTTTTTTAATAATCTTCAAAGGCATAAAACATCCAGCGCATCACGCACAAGCATTATTGTTAAACTATAATGCCTGACCGGTGACCATAATTATTTAGCCCCATTTTTTAATCAAAAACAGTCAATATCAGGTCATCCACCTCTACCTTGATTTCAATTTCCCGAAAAGTCATTTCACATCGACCCCGCCAGTATAATCCGTATCGGGAAAGTGTGGGTCCTTAATAGTCTTAAGCTTTTCGTAAGCCGATATCATTAATTCATCATAAGCTGCGACTGTTCCATTTTCCTCAAACAGGGGTCTGATTTTATTTTTAAAACCTTCCAAGGCTTTTTTTAAGACGGTATCAGATTTATCAAGATTAATCTGTAATTTTAGTTGTCCGTATAGTTCCTCAAATACCCGTTCCAGCTTGCTTTCAAAATCGTTTAAATCAAATTCAAAGTGGTCTGTTTTGAAAGGATTAATGCCGGATTCATAGGCTTTTTGGCAGCCATATACCGCCGTATTCAGTTTTAGTGTTTTTTTCTCATTGTCAATAATTATTGTCTGTATTTTGGCATAAGCCTCCTTGAGGGGGATGCCAATATGTGTATTTTCCAAATCTAGCAAAATTCCCATGTGTATTACTCCTTATATTTTAATAATCTGTGTGACCACCAGAGACGGCTGCATGTTATTGTGAGCCCCTCCGCCGCCGGTTGAGGATGTGGGAACGTCCGAGAATGAATACTGTGATCCACCAGTAGGGATAGGGCCACCTACCGTTAAACGGCTATAATCATGTGTGTGGGCAGGTATTTCAGTAATTGTTAAGGTGTGGGTCTCGGTACCAATGTTCTGACCACGAACACGAGGGGTTAAACCGGGGCCGCTGCCTGAACCCATCAACACCTTTCCCCTGGTGTCAGGTAAATTAAATGTCGTGGAGCCATTACCGGATCCAAATGCAGTCCCGCACGCAGTAAAAAGAGCAGAATAAGTAGTGCGAGAAATCGCTGAACCGTCACAAGCAAGGTAGCCTGTGGGAACCACACCCCCAGAAAAGTCTAAAATTGTACCAGATGGCAAAGTGTTAGCACTCCCTGCAATAGTGGTGATGGCTGTATATAATTGATTTCTACTGGAATCATTCAAAGCGATGCCAGCTCCGGTTATGGCGTTGCAAAGCTCCTCCTGGACTGTATTTAAAAATTCTTGCGTAACTATTGTTGCAGGCTGCCCCGACGAGGGGTTGCCTTCTTGAAAGTAACCAATTGTGCCTGTTCCCACAACTGGCGGCAAACTGGTAGCAGTAGTTGTTCCTCGGATCCGCTGCATGTTCTAACCTCTTATTATTCGTAAGCAAACAAACAAGTCGTATGGGCTGGCTTGATGGCACTAATAGCACATTCCAGTATTGCATTACCCCAGCTTTTCAGAGGCTCCCCCGCCCTTGAAACACCTGCCCGAAAATCAAAAACACCAGAAAGGGTTGAAGTCATTTTCCAGACAAATTGCCACAACTCACTATTCAACGGATCGCCCGCTGCGGACCCAGCGACAAAGGGGCTAAATTCCTGTATTGTGGCATTAAACCCTAATGCCTGGGCCACCTCAATAAAATATTGAGGGGTAGATCCCCCAGTACTAATCAGTTTTGAGACCAAGGCCGCCCGACGTTGCTGGTATGTGGCTAAAGGTCCACTACAAAGATCTGGAAGCCCTGCCACACGCTCCCAATCCGCCATTAGCTCATCGGTAGTATCAGGAAAGACCTCATTGATTAATTCAGTTGATCTCTGATCAAGCCGTGCAAGTTCTTCAGCACAGGCTAGTATTAACTGGTCTAGCGTTGAACCTGGCTCAACATTCCAAAGCTTCCCCTGTGGCAATAAAGCCAGTATTAACTGATGGTAATTCGCCACTGTTACACCCATGTGACTGTCCCCATGGTAATAATATTACCCGCTGTTACTGACACATTGGCTGTCGGGGAAATTAACACATGATCGAATTCTCCTGCTGCAATCGAGATTGCTTCACGCATTCTGCTAATCAACAAAGTGCCTTCTGTACCGGTCACGTTTCCGGGGATGCATTCTCTAAAAATCAGATCTTTAAGCTCAGCGATTACTGCAGCTTTTACCTCAGGTGTGGCCACTCCTAAAAGTTGAATCTGAAAATTCAGAGGTTGAGCCACTGGCGGTACAACATACACCCCCGCTGTAACCGGGCGTAATGGCTCAATAACATCTTTAACAGTCGCAGCGTCCCCACTTAAAGGGATACCATCTGTATAAATTTCATCCATCATAAATCGAACGGTAACTGTACCTAACCCCTGCTCGCCGGGATAAGCCCACGCACGAGTCACACCAGGAACACTTAAAGCCCAGTTTACATAATCGGTATATGCCCCGCCATGTGGTGGGCGCCTAATTCTTAAAAGTAGACGATTAAGCAAACTGGCGTCATCTTCAGTGTCAGAGCCTCCAGTCATTGTGTTAATACCAGCTTGTGCATTAACGCCGGTTAACGGCGACACAAAATTGACAACCGTCCCAGTGTTAGCATTGCCAGTAACACCCACACTCAAAGCATCTGCATCGACTAAAGTGCTACCTGAGCCCAGTGTGACGCTTTGTGTGGTGATATACTGCACTCCGTCAGCACGCTGTAACACCGCCCCAGAAAGCACTTCATATCCATTAACACCCGTGACAGCAATCTTTCCAGACGCTGACAAGGCTGGCTTTCGGGTTAACCCCCAAATAACAGCCCAGCGTTCCAGATACTCCGATTCAGCCCTATCCACAATGGCCTGTCGAGCAATAAAATCCAGATAACCATACATACTATGTGCCGAACCGGCCAGTGTTCGAGCCAAAACATTAATAAAACTGAAAGGCAAACGGCTATCGACCGACGGGATACGGGTATTAAAATCCGCCTCAATCCGTTCGGTTAGATCTATCAAAGATGGTCGTAAAAATCCTGTATCGCTCATGCAGACATTTTAAACGCCACTAAGTGGCTTTGATAAAAGGCATCATTATTGCCACACATATTCGTAATAGTACTTTTCTTTAGCGTCCGGTTTCTCTAAAGAGATACCTAAGCCCAGTACGCCCTGCTTGACCCATTCGGCAGATACACTTAATTTTTTAACAATTTCAAGATCAATTAGCCATTGCAAAGCTTCTTCAGTGTATAATCTGGCCCGGTTAGCGGTTTCTGCCGTTTGTTTTTCCCGGTAAAGTAACCAGAGCCGGGAACCAATCAAAACGCCATCTAGCAACGGGGAGACACTATCACTCCAGAACCCCCGCCGATTATCTGTGTCTGGCAAAGGATCATCTTCATTGGCGAGACGGTCCGTGAACAAGGAAATATACACTGCTGTTTGTAAATCAGCACCAAGCTGCACCTGGCCGCCAGTAACTTTCAGGTCAAATTTATTATTTTTGAAATCAATCAAAACATCCATGGGAAGCTCCTCAACCGGTTAAGGGGATTTCAGGGGGATTAATATTATGGCTGTCACCCGTGGCACCAATCGTGTAATTATGAATAAAGCCAGGCTCCAAGCGTTGGCCTGTCCCACCACAATCTATTTTTAAAATAGCGTTAGCGTGGATTTCAATAATATCCGACTCCAGCCTTAATTTACCCCCTGGAGTATCACAACTCAGGATAATATCCCCGTTTTGCTTTAAAACGATGCTGTTTCCACTGGCGGTGTATACCGCCACATCGCCAGATTGCAATCCCTTTAAACGGTTATCACCATCCGCCCCAAGGGCCACCCCATGACTACGGATCCCCCCTGCAAACAGGATGATGCACTCTTGCCCCGGCAAAGGTACCGACGTAAAACCGTAATTCTGGACCCGCTGTATCCCGTCGTGAGTTTCACCATCCAATACAGCCACTTGCAGCTCTTGAGTATTTACCTGATCATTGACCAGCGTGATGACCGCTCTGGCGATCATGTTACGGATATCCCGCTTTAACCGTTCAAACATACTACAGGCTAAACCCTTTCTGACTTTTCGCTTTTGACGGCTGCATGCTCGATTTATCCTTTTTGCTTTTTGGTTTACCTTTGGCCGGTTTAAGCTTTTTAACTTCCGGTAATTCTTTTAACGATTGATACGATTCCGGGCGCATGAGAACCATTTGTGTTATCTCCCCTGACGCATCCAGCATATAATTCACTTCGGAAATAATAAGATTTTCACTCACGCCCAGGCTAGGGGAATCCACCTGAACAATCTGGTTAACATCCCATAATTTACCACTGTCAGAGTTCCAACCCAGGACCGTAATATCAAAACGCCGAGAACGTCCGCAACGAGTGCTAACTTCCCATTTGGCCCGCTCCTCACATCGTGCTGCGTCCGCCTGCTCTTCTGCCGAAATCAATAAAGGCCGGTAACGCTTCACTTCCGGATCTTTTGCTGAGGCTGTGCCTTTAAAGCTGTTTGACCCTGGGTTATTTAAACTGCTTTGAGACTGACCTTTGACCATAACCTGGCTAAAGCGGGCCTTGGCGTCCGATTCAGCGCTACCTTGCAAGATATTAACTCCTTCGATTAGCCTTCCACTATTAACAGACTCACCCCCTTTAATTAGTAACAGGTTCCCAGCTTTATCAGGAATACACAAAAGCCCGGCTAGCTTACATAACCGCTCAATCACTTCGTGTACGGTTTCGCCCGGATTGATATTAAACTTATTGATTACCGGGCCAGTACTGACCTGAGCTTTAACTTGAATTCCAAACGGCTGACAAAGTGTTTGCAAAATCTGTTCTATTTTTTGCTGGTTAAATTGACCCGTACTGTGGAGTGCTGAACAATCCACCAGATCCCCACTCTTATCTCGACCTGTCAAGCTGTAACCAAAAGAGGTACCGGAATAATTGATACTGGCTGTATCCACATAACCACTAATCACTAACTGGTTATTCAGGTAAAGCTC